CAGCAAATTTTCAGCAAACTAAAGGTGTGTTACTATGGCAAAATCGTGTTTACGGCTGGACTTGCGCCGGCCACTAAAGGACGGTACGTACCCTGTCCAGGTTAAGGTCGGCTACGGCACTAACCTGTACCTGGCTACCGGGGTGTACCTAAAGCCCGAAGACTGGGACGACCGGCTGCAGGTCTGCACCGGCAAAAGCGCCCGAAAGATAAACAGCATACTGGGTACCCTGCTGCTACAGGTTACTAACCGGGTACTGGACTTACGCGGCAGCGGCCAGTTTTCCCAGCTCACTACGGCCCAGCTGCGGCAGATGCTTACTAACCTGGACTTGACGCAGCCAACAGTGGGCGTGCCGTCCGTGGGCGAATACCTGGAAAAGGTGCGCGCCCTTAAAACGCCAAATACCCAGGTGTCCTATACCACGACCAAATACAGGCTGTCGCTGTACTGCGATCCAGACGCGCTGCGTTTCTCCGATCTTACCTACGCCTGGTTCGAAGCCTGGATAAAGCAAATGGAAGACGGCGGGCTAAAGCGTAATACCGTGTCCAAATACCTAAAGGTCGTTAAGACGGTTATAAAGTATGCGGAAGACGACGGCGTACAGGTAAACCCGGCCTACAAAAAGATAGACAGCCGGGCCGAAACAGATACACCGATGCGTAATTTGCCGGTGCAGACCCTACGCAGGATTAGAGACACGCAGATAAAGGGTAAAACGGCTATGTACAAAGACGCTTTTATGCTCTCTTTTTACCTTATCGGTATAAATATGGCCGATCTGCTGGCCCTACCGAAAGACGCGATAGTAAACGGCCGGCTGCACTATAAGCGGGCGAAGACCGGCAAAAACTATAGCGTCCTGGTGCAGCCGGAAGCGCAGGCCATAATCGACAGATACCCTGGCAAAACCCACCTGCTTTGCTTCGCTGAAAAGGTTAGCTGCTTCCGTATGAACTGTAACGACTTACTGCGGAAGCTGGAACCGGGCCTAACCTGGTACTGGGCGCGCTACAGCTGGGCAAACTATGCTATAGATTTGGATATACCCAAAGACACGGTTAGCGAAGCTATGGGCCATAAACACGGTAGCACGGTTACCGGCGTATACATTAAATACAGCCTGGATAAAGCGGACAAAGCTAACCGGCAGGTGCTGGACTATTTCGCCAGCGACCGGATAATATAAAACCGCGCCGGACTTCACAGCCGGGCGCGGGGTTGCACTTTTAACAGAAACGGTGGTAGTGTTAAAACTTGCGCTTTAGGTATAGGAATAGTAACCAGATCAGTAAGGCTATTAGGCACAGGCCACCTGTCCAGGCCAGCACGTTTTTGTACCAGGGCGTATACTTTACCTTTTCCACCCGGTCTATGTATACAGGCACGCTAATACTGTCGCGCCGGTGTACGTACATAGTGTCGCGCAGGTAGCGGTATACCTGTACGGTGTCGTGGGCCGTCCGGGTCTTATAGATATACTTCTGCTTGTAGACGGTCTGGCCCTCTACGTACACGCTGTCCCGCTGTATAACGGTGTCGCGGTAGTGCTGCACCAGGCGCAGCGTGTCGTGCTGGACGGTGTTACGGTATACGGTGTCGTGTACGATCTGCGGCAGCTCTACCGGTATGCCGGGCCGCACGACGCTGCACGCTGCCAGTAGCAGAGCGCAGCACAGTAGGGTAATTAGTCTTTTCATACAAAAATTTCGCTTACGGTTTCCAGGATAAGGGCGAAGCCGCCGACGACAAAGTACAGCAGCTTAACCCACCAGCGCTGCGGGTAGTTGAGGTCTACCGACGCGGTGCGCTCTCTTTTGAAGCCTACCAGGTAGGCCAGCTTATGGGCGGCCCACTCACGCAGCAGCGATCCTTTGCTACGCTTCTGCAGGGGCTGGCAGCTGGGGTGTTTCGGCTTTGCGTCTTTCACAAAGTCTTCCACTTCTTCGCGGCTGTACCGGTAACTGTTCGGGATATGCACGTTATCGGTAGTAAAGGTTACGTCTTTGGGGTCTATCATTTTGCAAGGTATTTGGCTATTCCGTCGAAATGAAGCTGGACTATGGCCGCTTTACCGGCCGGGCTTAGCAGGTAGCCTACGTCCTGCCGGTTATCCTGGAAAAGGTTTTCCGTAAGGACGGCAGGGCAAAGGGTTTCCCGGCAGATCGCCAGGGACTGTACCCAGTATTTCTGGGTGGCCAGCGGTTTGCGGACGGCAAGTCCCTGCGCGCTGGCGGCGTCGGCCAGGCAGCAGGCCAGGCGCTTACTGTTAGCGCTGGCGTTCTGGGCTACAAAGACAGACCAGCCGCGGGCGTTAAGCCACTGGCCCTTACTGCCGGCGGCGTTGCAGTGGATAGATACCAGCAGGCAGTTAGCCGCGCCCAGTATACGGCAAATCTTGTTAGCCCTTTCCACGCGGTTATCCTTTCCCCTGCTTAGCGGCACGTCGTATTCTTCCTGTACGATCAGTTCCGCGTCGTAGCCTGCCGCGATAAGCCGCGCGCACAGGGCGGCGGCTATTTCGCGGCAGTAACGGTATTCGCGCAGCCGTCCGTCCGGGCTACGCTTGCCTGGCGTTTCGACGCCGTGGCCGTTATCTATTAGTATTTTCATACCAGGTTACTTTTGTTCCGGTTCGGCTTCCACGGCAGCGGCGCGGGCCTGTTCCTGCTGCTGTTCAAACAGGACGGCGGCCACCAGCTTCGCCAGGTCGTCTTTGTTCTCTATTATTATGCTCATAGTCTTTTCGGCCTTGCGCAGTTCTTCTTTCTGCCAGCTCTTTTCGCGCACGCTCTTAAACTCGCAGAAGATGCAGTAGGCCGCCCACAGCATAGAAAACGCAGGCACCGGTATAAGGACACAGGCCAGCAGGTCTATGCAGATAAGCACGATATACGGCCCAAAGTATTTGCGGGCCTTTTCGCAGGTCTTCTTAAATCCCTGGCTGGTGGTGGCTTCGCCGCGCGCTCTGGCTTTCTGTACGCCGCTAATAAGGTCTATTAGCATAGCCAAAAGCAGCGCGGCGGTTGTGGCTACGATTAAGACGACGTGGCCGTACAGGTGGCTTGTGTAGTTCAGTATTGCTTCATTCATTTTTTGGACGTTTATAAAGGGTGTATACTATTTCGGTGTTTTGTGCTTCGACGGTTACCAGGTAGCGGCACGACAGGTACTGCACCAGGTCTGTATTTAGTTCGTCGCTGCGAAGCACGGCCAGCGGCTTTTCGTCTTTAGCCATAGTCGCCGTCTCTAATACGCTTTAGGGTTATTGTTTTCTGCTTATATTGGTTACGCAGGCAGACTACTTCGTAGTGGCCTTTCACGTAGATATACTGCCACGCCTGCGGCTGGATCATTCCGATAATTTCTACCCGCTTGCCGTATTCGTTACACTGACGAAGCAGGCCCAGGTAGCTGTTTATACTGCAGATGCAGTGGCGTACCTGGCGCAGGTCTTTGGCGGCGTTGAGACGTCGCACCGCCACGATAAAATTAGTAAGCACCCGGTTACAAATGTAGCTGCGTCCGGGCTTTACGATCATACCTGTAAACTCTACGCCTTTGGTGTAGTGCTGCAGGTAAAATTTTTTCTCATTAAGGGCCAGCCCATATTCGGCCAACTTCTGCCGTATCTTAGGCACAGCGGCCAGCAGCACGGCTTTGTCGGTGTGTATGCTGTAGAAGTCGTCCACGTACCGGCCGTGGCAGGGTATGCCGATTTCTTCCAGGTACCAGTCCAGGACGTTAAGCAGGAAATTTGCAAACAGCTGGGCAAACAGGTTACCTATGGCCACGCCCTTGCCGGGGGTGTTTGTAAAAAAGGATTTGTGCGGCGGCAGGAAGTCCCAGAAGCGCGCCGGGCTGTGGCGCTCGCAGTTCTTTTCCGGGCTATGCAGGATAACCACCTGGCAGGCGTAGCGCAGGTCTTCTTTATCCGGGCCGTCGTAGTGCTGCACTATAAAGGCGTCGATTAAGCCGGCCAGCATCTTGCGGTCGATGCTCATAAAGAAGCCTTTAAGGTCTAATTTCATTACCCAGCAGTCGCGGGTATAGTTCTGGCTTACCGTGCGCAGGTCGCGTTCCAGCATCTTAACGCCGTACAGCTGGCCTTTGCCCTTGCGGCAGTTAAACGTGCGCGGGCTAAATATCTGTTCAAATAGCGGCTCTAAGCGCAGGGCTATGTAGTGGTGTACTATCCGGTCTTCAAAAGAAGCGGCAAACACTTCACGATGCCGGGGACGTGTTACGACAAAACAAATAGACTTACCGGGCGCGTATTGCCGGGTATTGATCCGGTCGCGCAGCGCGATTAGCCGCGCTTCGTAGTCCATTTCATATACCACCGCACTGGCTGTTCTCCGCTTCCGTTTGCGGCAGTCATAGTACGCCTGTAGCATATCGTCCGTAGTAATCATCTATCTAAGTGTTTATAGTATCGTTCTTAATACCTTGTTTCCGTAAGAAGTGCTGAAACCGCGCGCACCCTGTTCCTGTTGCTGGCCTTAGTGTTGTTGTTCATATTACCGTTGCTAAGGTTCAAGTTCCAGGCGTTCGTCGCGCTGTACTCTGTAAGGCTCGCAGTCTGCGCCGTACTTGTCTTGCTCTTAACCAGAAATGCTGGTATACGGCCCATTTATTACGGAAAACGCACGCCCAGGCGGTCGTAACCTTACCTGGTTCTGGCGATTATTCGCAGTCGGCCTGCTGGGCCGATACTAACGAATTTTTCCACGCTGTACACTGCTTGCCGATAGCGTCCATAAGTTCTACGATCTGTGCGTGCCGCCCTTTCGAAGTAATCCATTTTCTTTCGCCAGCCTTTCGCATTAAGGTTTTAAGGGTTTCAAACTTAACCTGGAAAGCCACCAGGTAACCTATCCGCGTTTCCCTGTCTCTGTTGAGGTAGGCCGCTGCTATGTCCTGTATCAGTTCCACGCCTATTTCGTGCATCTTGGCGCCGATACTGTATTTGTACTGGCGCGGGAAATTAGGCGTTATGTCCAAAATATGATCCAGAAGCGCGTTAGCGTCTAAGTATATCCGGGTGCTGGAAACCAGCTTAACTTTGTTTGCCATAAAACCTTAATGCTAAGCTTTAGTGTGGCTGCCGCCACACTTGAAAGGTTAAAGACTGACTACTAAAGACTAAAAAATAAATGCTGAAACCGCGCGCACCCTGCCCCTGTAGCTGGCCTTAGTGAGGCCGCCCATATCACCGTTGCTAAGGTACAAGAACCAGGCGTACGCCGCGCTGTACTCTGTAGAAGTCCAGTACCAGGTTTCTGCCAGCTGCTGCGCACCGGAAATAAGGCTAAGGGCGTAGTTAATCTTCGTCATATTGGCGTAGATCATCATCATTTCGCCCAGGGACGGTAACCACCACTTACCGGCGGTAAGGCCCTTGCCGTTAGCGTTGGTGCGGCTGTAGGCAGCACAGAAACCGGGGGCGTAGCTTGCGCCCTGGCACTGCGGCTTTGTAATCTGGGCTGCGGTATTTGTCTTACCGGCCCAGTCGTTGTAGGCGGTTACACGGTCGGACGTGGTAACACCGCCACCGCTGACGGCTTCGGAAGACCAAAGCAGGCCGGCGGCGTCGCTCTCTGTAGGAGCCACCACCAGCACTTTACCACCCTCTACGACTACCACACCGTCTGCGATTTCGCCAGCGTTCTGCTGGGCCGTCCACAGGTGCGGTTTGTACATAACCGGGTAATCGTCGCTTTTGCGGTGCGTCATAATAAATATGCCGTCTTCCAGCGCGTTAAGGGACTGGCCACCCAGCAGCTGGCTGCGCAGGTTGTCCAGGGTAATTAAGGTGGTATTTCCGTTGCCGTCCACCTTTACGAATTTTTCGCCACTTGCGACTGTGGCGGTAGCGGTCTGGCCGCTAAGTAATTTGGGTTCTAATGCCATAATAGTATACTGTTAAAGGGTTGTTAGTTACTCTGGTCGTCCCAGGCGCCGAAGTTCTTTAACTCAAAGAAAAAGCCGCCGTCGTTTTCGCTGCTGTCGTCTGCGGTATGTATTTCTATCCGGTACATATTCGTACCGTTGTAGGCGGCCGTAGTAACGCCATATACCTGCGCGTATACAGGGCCGGTTCCCTCGCCGCTACTGCCGCCGCTGCCTTTGTTGTTACCACGGCCGCAGACCATACAGTGGATATAGTTAGCACTGTAAAACCAGCCCAGCGGCACCCACAAATAGTAAATACCTACACCGCCGCGCGTAACGTAAATATCGCCGTCGCCGCTGTAGCCTATACGTTTTTGCACAAAGGACACACCGCTGCTGCTACCTTGCACGATGCCGTAAGCTACGGTGTCCAGCTGGCGACCCTGGAAATACGTAGTACGGAAAGCGTGGCGCTCTACCACTACCCAGCCATAGAACTTAGACGCAGTACCCCAGCCCACTAATTCGGTCATTTCGCGGGTGCTTAAAAAGGTCTGCACTTCTTTGCCGTCTAAGTAGTAGTGCTGCGTACTATCCGCGGGTGCCTGGAAAGTGGCGCTACCCAGCACAGTAATACGACGTCCGGCCTGCTTCACGTCCCAGCCCAGGGTAACGTATACGTGGCTGGACAGGTACTGCGTGTGCATAGTATCGTCGTCCAGGGCCGTAAAGCTGCCGCTAATCTGGGTAAAGGGGTTACGCTGCCGCTTAATAAGGGCGTCCGTTACGGTTATACCCTCAAACGTACCGGTTTTGCAGGTTACGTTTCCGTCTTTGGCCTGGAAGATTATATTACCGCCGCTGTCTCGCATATCTATGGCTTCCACGCCCAGGTTTTTAACCAAAGCGTACTGCGCCAAAAGTATGCGGGTGGCCACCAGGCCGATGCTGTCGCCCAGCTGCCAAAGGCCCTGGTTTTCGG